AAAAAAGAAAAGATTATTTAGAAACTAAAAAAGTCCAAGAGAAGCTAAAACATGGCGAGCAGTTATCTAGTATTAATCAACAACGTACTACGAGATCTAAACGAAGTAGAGCTAACAAGTAGCACATTTAGTTCGTCTCGTGGTATACAAACTGCAGTGAAAGATTACATTAATCGTGCAATAGATGATATAATAAATGCAGATACCGAGTGGCCCTTTACTGTTGTTAACAAAAGTTTTACAACCGCTGCAGGAACAAGATTATATACTAGAGCAGCAATAGGTGCAACAAATACCAAAACAGTCGATTTTGACAGTTTTACATTTCTTGAAGCTGCAGACAAAAAAGAAATTACACTTGAGTACATAACTTACAGTGAGTATCTTGATAACTATCATGAAAGAGATACAGATCCAACAGGTAATTCACGAGCCATACCAGTTTATGTCTACGAAGATCCACAAAACAATATTGGTCTGTCTCCTGTGCCTGATAAAGCAACATATACTGTAAAATATTATTATTACGCTACACATACAGCATTAAGTGGATCAACGGATACATCAGACATACCTGACAGGTTTGAAAATGTGATAATAGAAAGAGCAAAGTATTATGCTTTTACTTTGCGTGGTGATGTGCAAAACGCACAACTTGCACAACTACAGTTTGAGAAGTCAATCAAACGTATGCGTGTGGAACTAATTAACAAACAACTGTACATGAGAGCAGTATAACATGGCTGACTTGAGTAACACTGCGGCATTTCCATTTGTATGTGAAGGTGGGTTAGTTCTTAACCAATCTACATTTATAATGAAACCCGGTCAAGCTCTTGAGTTAGAAAACTTTGAACCAGACATAGAAGGTGGATACCGAAGAATAAATGGTTTTCAAAAGTTTGTTGGACAGACAGTGCCTGAAACAGCAAGTAGTACAGAAGCCTTGCTCATGGTCACTATATTTAACGACTTTGTTATTGCAGCTCGTGGAGAAAAAATATTTAGTTCAGCGTCAAATATACTAACAACTTCTATTGCATCTGATACAACAATGAGTGGTTCTGGCACTGTGATTGTTGAATCCACTGCAGGCTTTTCATCAAGTGGTACATTATTTATAAACTCAGAGCAATTTACTTATACTGGTAAAACAACAACAACTTTTACAGGCGTAACACGATCAGCAAACAGCACAAGTGCCGCAGCTCATACTACAAATGCAGTTGTATCAGAAACATGGACTACGAGAGATACAGGGCGAACAAACGCAACAAAGTATTCTTTTGAAAAATTTAATTTTGACGGTAACGATAAATTAATTGTTGTAGATGGCACAAACGATCCAACAGTGTTTAACACATCTCTTAGTGCAACAGATGTAACAGCAAGTAGTGTAGAGGGTGCAAAACATGTTGTTGCTTTTAAAAATCACATGTTTTACTCTGGTATGTCTAGTACACCACAAGAGGTAGTATTTAGCCAACCGTTTGATGAAGATGCGTTTAGTTCTGGCAGTGGTGCAGGTAGCATAAAAGTAGATGACGTTATAGTGGGTTTAAAAGTTTTCCGTGATAACTTATTTATATTTTGTGAAAATAGAATATTTCAACTTGGGGGTAGTTCATCCAGTGATTTTGCAGTCAAGCCTGTTACAAGAAACATAGGGTGTGTAAACGGAGACACCATACAAGAATTTGCAGGAGATCTTATATTCTTAGGACCTGACGGATTACGTACAGTTGCAGGTACAGCAAGAATTGGTGACGTTGAATTAGGCAGTATAAGTTCTAATGTGCAAAGTTTATTTAGAGAAAACTTATCAGATTCTGCATCTTTTACATCGCTTGTTATACCAGACAAAACACAGTATCGTATCTTTTTTTCAAAAGAGGGTGGTGGTGAAAGAAGCACAATAGGAGTCATATGTGTATTAAAAGGACAAACTTTTGAGTTTTCTAAGCTAAGAGGTATGCGACCTTCATGCACAGACACCACAGTGACAGAGGGGGATGTGATAGCAATACACGGTGGATTTGATGGTGTAGTTTATAGACAAGATCAAGGTGATACGTTTGACGGTGAACTTATAAAAGCAAAGTACAGAAGTCCTGATCTTACATTTAATGACCCCGGAATACGTAAAAATATGCAAAGAGTAAACATCAACTATGCACCTGAATCTACAATAGATGCAGACTTATTTGTAAGATACGATTATGAATCACAAGATTCAACACGACCTGCAGCCTATCCTTTAGATAGTTTAAACGTGGCAGGTATTTATGGATCGGCTATATATGGCACGACTTCATACGGAGGACCTACACAACCTATTGTAAGAAAATCTGTCGAAGGTTCAGGTTTTGCAGTAGCGTTAAGAGTGGAGGATGGTGCAACAAGCACAGCACCTTATTCACTAAAAGGTTTTCAATTAGAATATCAAGTGGGAGCAAGAAGGTAAATGGGAGCAACGTATACAAGACAGTCCACGTATAGTGATGGCGATACAATAACTGCAGCTCATACCAATGATGAGTTTGATCAGTTACTAGCAGCCTTTCAAGCAAGTACAGGGCATACTCACGATGGCACTGACAACGAAGGCGGCCCAATAACAAAACTACTGGGTAACGCATTAACTTTTGGTGCAGCAACAGCAGGAACAGATGTAACAATTACGTTTGATGGTGAGTCAAACGATGGTGTCCTTAAATGGATGGAAGATGAGGATTATTTTGAGTTTAGTGACGACATACTTGTTGCTTCTACAGAGAAGTTACAATTCAGAGATACAGCTATATACATCAATTCGAGTACCGATGGACAACTCGACTTAGTAGCAGATACAGAAATACAAATTGCAGCAACTACAATAGATATAAATGGTGCAGTAGATATATCAGGCAATCTGACTGTAAACGGAACTTTAGATTTAGCAGATGGTAACTTTACTAATCTAGGATCTATTGCTCTCGATACCATAACAAACGATGGCACAGACATAACTTTGGATTCATCAGGTGACATCATACTTGATGCAGATGGTGCTAACGTTACATTTAAAGATGATGGCACATCAATTCTTGACATAGCCAATAATTCAGGTGATGCTGAACTAACCGTAAGCACAGCCGATAAAAACTTTGCGATAAAAGGCACAGATGGTTCTAGTGCAATAACTGCCCTTGACATAGATATGGCTTTAAATGGTAAGGCTACTTTCAGTGGTGATGTAGTTGTAACAGGTGACTTGACCATAACTGGCGATGATTTAGTTATGGGTACAAATACATCAGGTCACATACTTGTTGCAGATGGTACGAACTTTAATCCTACAGCAGTCGGTGACTTATCTGAAATATCAACAGTTGCAAACGATGACGTGTTTTTAGCAGTAGATACGTCAGGTGGTGGACTTAAAAAAATACAAAGAAGTGCAATCGTTGCAGGACTTGCAACGTCAGGTGCGATATCAAACGTAGTAGAAGATACGTCTCCACAACTCGGTGGCAACTTAGACATGAACGGTCAAGATATTGTTACCACATCAAATGCCAATATTGAACTTGCTGCAAACGGAACAGGAAAGGTAGTTGTAAAGGGTAACACTAATCAAGGAGCTATACAATTTAATTGTGAAGCAAACTCACACGGACAAATTGTTATAGCAGCACCACACTCAGAAAGTGCATCAAACACTTTAACTTTACCAAGCACAGGTGGTGACGCTAGATTAGTTTCAACGTCATCAACTGCCACATTAACAAACAAAACACTTACTGCACCCAAAATAGCAGATGGTGGTTTTATTGCCGATGCTAATGGTAATGAACTTGTAGTATTTCAAACAACAAGTTCTGCTGTTAATCAATTAGAGATCACTAATAATGCTTCTGGTAGTAATCCTATTCTTGCCGCTACAGGTGATGACACTAACATCGGCATCACTCTTACACCTAAAGGCACAGGTGAAATTGTAATCGGTGCAGGTAATTTAAACTATGGTGGAACTGCTGTAACATCTACAGGTGCAGAATTAAACATACTTGATGGCGTAACATCTACAACAGCAGAATTAAATATATTAGATGGAGTCACATCAACAGCAGCAGAGTTAAATATAATAGATGGTGATACCTCTGCAACTTCAACTACACTTGCTGATGCAGACAGAGTTGTTGTTAATGATAACGGAACAATGGTTCAAGTTGCCTTGACTGACTTTGAAACTTACTTTGAATCTGCATTAGATACGTTATCAAACGTGACAACAGTGGGTGCATTAAACAGTGGTTCAATAACAAGTGGGTTTGGTGCAATAGATGTTGGATCAAGTAATCTTACAGCTACAGGCACAATATCTTTGGGTGCTACGTCTTTTAATGATAATAACATAACAAACGTAGGAAGCATTGCATTAGACAGTATTGCATCAGATGCAGGCACTGGAACAGCAATTACATTTAGTGCAGGTAACGTGCCTAACACACAAACAGCAGGTTCACAATCTGGTAATATAACACCTGATTTTTCGCAATACACTAATTTTATATTAACTCTTACAGGTAACATAGTCTTACAAGATCCGGGGGATGAAGTCGCAGGACAGTCAGGTATATTTGTATTTATTCAAGATGGCACAGGTAGCAGAACTTTATCACACGCTGATGATAGATATTTTGTTGCAGGTGGTACGTCAATAACATTAAGCACGGCAGCTAATGCCATAGATATCGTTCCATATTTTGTTCAAGCAGATGGTAAGATACACTTAGGTGCTGCTCAATTAGCATTTACAGAAGCGTAAAGGTAAGTATGACAGGTTCTAATTCATTTTGGTTTGCTAATACAGGACTACCGTTCTACAATGAACAGGTAACAACATCATTGCGATTTCCTAATGATGGTCGTGCAATGACAAGAGCATATGGAACTGGTGCAACAAGTAACACCACAATGTCTTTTGGTGGTTGGCTGAAATATACCAGAGAAAATTATGCTAGTGTATTTTCTGCAACTTTAGGTGGTTCAGGTGTTCCTCAATCATATTTTGCAATAGATGATAACGAAAAGCTACTATTTCAAAGTTACACAGGTTCAGCAAATGTTTTTAAGTATATATCAAAAAGATTATTCAGAGATCCAAGTGCTTGGTATCATTTTTGGTTTCAAATAGATACAACTGATGGAACGGCAGAAGATAGAGTTAAGATTTACGTAAATGGTGTTAGAATGACCGAGTTTGACACTGCAACAAATCCTTCATCAAGTGCAACTGTTATTGGTTTTAGTCAAAATTATACTCATTATTTTGGACACACAAACGGTACGTATGGAGTACAAGGATATTTAGCTGATTGGTGGTATTTAGATGGTCAAGATATATCTCCAGTGGATACAGTAGGAGAATTTAAAAATGGTATATTTATACCAAAAGAATATTCTTCACCTACTTTTGGAAACAAAGGGTGGCATTTAGAATTTAAACAAACTGGCACTAGTGCTAATTCAAGTGGAATTGGTGCAGATACAAGTGGTAACGATAATCATTGGACAGTAAGTGGTTTTGGTGCAGAAGATTCTGCCTTTATAGATAGTCCTGAAAATAATTTCTGTATAGCAAGTTCAGATTTTCGTAGAGCATACAGAACTCAAAAACAAACAGGATTAGAAGGTAATCTAAAGTTTGAAGCACCGGGAACTTATAATTCTATTGTTCAAGCCTCAATGACAATAAATGAAATAGCATCGCAAGGTGGTGTTTACTTTGAAGCAAGAGCGTTATCAGGTGGAGCAGGTAACAACAGTTATATAGGTGTAGTTAGTATACAAGATGATTTAACTAGTGAGACTGGCCCAAATACGTGGCCCATAAAAGCTGTGATAGATCATCTAAGAGGTTATTTTTATAAAGATGGTTCATCATCTGATGATTATAGAAGTGTCTCTGGTATTCCGTGGGCAGTAGGTGACATTATTGGAATTGCAATAAACCCAGATGGTAAGTATTTTATGCACAAAAATGGCACATATTTTAATCAACTAGCATCAGGTTCACAACAAAACCCTTCAACTGGTTCTAATGAAATGGTCACGTTAGATCTTGACAATTATACATATGTACCATTTATTGATGGAGAAACAGCAATATTTTTTAATTTTGGACAAGATAGCACATTTGGTGGTGCTATTTCAGCAGGAGGTAACACAGATGCAAATGGTATTGGTGACTTCGCCTATTCAGTACCGACTAACCATCTTGCATTATGTTCAGCCAACCTTCCTGAACCAACCATAGGTCCTAATTCTGGCACGCAAGCAGATAACCATTTTAATACAGTTCTTTTTAGTGGCACTGGCTCAAGTCCACTTTCAGTAACTGGAGTTGGCTTTCAACCAGATTGGATTTGGATGAAACGTAGAGATGCTGCAACAAATGGACATCACATTCTTTATGATTCAATTCGTGGTGGTACTAATGCTTTGAGAGCAAGTACAAATGGGGCCCCAGCACAGTTTGGTGATATGGTTGTAACTTTTGCGTCAGATGGTTTTTCATTTACAGGAACAGATGGTTTAAATGCAAGTAGTGATTATAGCAACGTGGCTTGGAACTGGAAAGCTAGTGGCTCTAGTGTTACTAATAATGATGGGTCTGTAAGTAGTACAGTAAGTGTTAACACAAAAGCAGGATTTAGTATTGTAAAAGCAACATCACCTAGTAGTGGCACATGGACAGTTGGACATGGACTTGGAGCAACACCTGATTTTATAATACAAAAATATCTA